CCTACAATTATGCGGTTGTAGAAAGGAATCATACAAGGAATACGCATTAGGTATAATAGGAGAAAATCATGAGTACCTCACTTTCAAAAATCCGTGCAAAGCTTCAACAGCTTGAAAATGCACGTTCTGGAAACAGCTTCCAAGGCGACGGCTTAACTTACCCATTTTGGAACATGAACGAAAATTCAACTGCGGTTGTAAGATTCTTGCCAGATGGCAATGATGAAAATCCGTTCTTTTGGGTCGAAAAGCAAGTAATCAAACTACCATTTGCAGGAATTAAAGGGAAAGACGAATCGAACGAAGTTATTGTTCAAGTTCCGTGTGTAGAAATGTTTGGCGAGTCTTGTCCAATTTTGGCAGAAGTTCGTCCAATGTTTTCTGATTCTTCGCTTGAAGATCTTGCAAGAAAATACTGGAAAAAGCGTTCATACATTTTCCAAGGGTTTGTGCAAGAATCGCCGTTTGTTGAAGAAAATGCACCAGAAAATCCAATTCGTCGATTTATAATTTCGCCGCAACTTTTCAATATCATCAAGTCAGCATTAATGGATCCTGATTTAGAAGAGTTGCCAACTGACTATGTAAACGGTGTTGACTTCCGCATTACTAAGACAAAGAAAGGAAATTTCTTTGATTACTCAACGTCTAAGTATTCGCGTAAAGAAACTTCGCTGACAGAAGAGCAGTTAGAAGCAATCGAAACGCACGGATTGGTTGATCTTAGCACATATCTTCCTGAAAAGCCAGGCCCAGAAGAGTTATCTGTAATATACGAAATGTTCCAAGCCTCACTTGAAGGCGAACTGTATGACCCAGAAAAATGGGCTAAATATTACAGACCTTGGGGCTTAGACTATGCTGGTCCATCTGATTCGAAAACTAATTCAAGCAGCAACGAAGAAGCAAAACCTGAAAAAGCAGTTAAGACTGAAACAGCAAAAGCTGAATTCGATGCTGACGCAGCAGGTGACATGCCGTGGAAAGAAGATGATAAAGAATCAGTAAGTACAACTGAAAAGTCGGTTAACGATATTTTAGCAAAAGTTCGTAACCGAAATATCTAAACTATAAAGTGTGTGGCTTTTAAGTCACACACTTTTTCTAACCATCAACACAGGTGTACTCAAGATCTATATTTGATATATTATTTGTTGCTAGTTTATAAATATCATAGCATTAAATAATTAAGAATGTAGACTAAGGCACAAGGAAGGCATTATGACAAAAGCATTTGATGTAAGCAAATTCAGAAAAGACATTACCAAGTCTATAACTGGTATTAGTACAGGGTTCCACGACCCAGATGTTTGGATATCAACAGGAAATTACTGTTTGAATTACTTAATTAGTGGCGATTTCCATAAAGGTGTGCCAATGAGTAAAGTAACAGTCTTTGCTGGCGAATCCGGTGCTGGCAAATCATATATTTGTTCAGCGAATATAGTGCGAGACGCACAAAAGCAAGGAATTTTTGTTGTGTTATTAGACAGCGAAAATGCACTCGACGAAGCGTGGTTAAAAGCGTTGGATGTAGATACAGATCCCGACAAGTTGTTGCGCATTAATGTTTCGATGATCGATGATGTTGCAAAAACAATATCGATGTTCATGAAAGAATACAAAAATATGTGCGACGGAATTCCAAGGGAAGAACAGAAAAAAGTTTTGTTTGTCGTTGACTCGCTTGGTATGCTATTAACACCAACTGATGTTAATCAATTTGAAGCCGGCGATATGAAAGGTGACATGGGTCGCAAAGCAAAGGCGTTAACTGCTTTAGTTAGAAATGTTGTTAACATGATTGCGCCGTATAACGTAGGCTTTGTTGCAACAAATCACACGTATGCATCGCAAGATATGTTTGATCCCGACGACAAAATTAGCGGCGGCAGCGGCTTCATTTATGCAAGCTCGATTATTGTTGCGATGAAAAAGAAAAAGCTAAAAGACAAAGACCTTGGCGGTTCTACAAACGAAGTAAGAGGAATAAAGGCTGCGTGTAAAGTAGTTAAGTCGCGATATTCTAAACCTTTTGAAAGCGTCGACGTATATATTCCTTACGATACAGGCATGGACCCATACTCTGGACTGTTTGAACTGTTTGTAAAAACAGGGATGCTCACAAAACAAGGAAACAGATATAAATATGTTTCGAGAGAAACGGGCGAAGAAATAATCCAGTTTAAAAAGGCATGGGAAACTGATTATGAGTCGATGGACAAAATAATGAGCGAGTTTACTTCTGACGATTTTGAATTATCAGAAGATTATAAAGAACAGCTAAGGCTTGAAAAAGAAGAAGGAGAAGCATAAATGAGTATTGAAGAAATTCTCGAGTTTTGGGAAACTTTAAAGCCGTTTATTGCTGCATCTGACCGCAGCAATGCAGCAGAATCGTTTGTATCTTTTTTAGATGCACACGGCTATGCCGATGAGCTCGAAAATGCAATAGACTTGCCCGAAGAACTTTATAATGCATCAATTGCATGTTTTGGTGAGTCTGCAGACGATGATGACGAATATAGTTATGCATAAGGTGAGCTATGAAAGAGCTAGATAATTTAAAAGAGGCAATCCAAGCAAAAGACGTTAATCTAGCATTACAAAAACTGCAAGAGCTGAAAACGGCTCTTGCAGAAGATAATGCAGTATTAGCAGAATTTTTAAAACCAGTAACAATAACAGAGCTGCACAAACTTATTGTCGAAAACTTTGACATTAAGGCAGGACGATTAAAAGTAAAACGACGAGTATCAATGGCCCGCCCCCGAGCATTTTTGTTCATTGCAGCAATGGAAGCAGGCATTAAAAGCGCACCCAGAGTTATTGGAGAAAAATAATGAACTGGTATCGCATTGTTACAAACAATCTAGAAAAGATACCCGACTGTGTTTCGTACTATGAAAACGAATTGCTCGACGCCAAAAAAGAATTAGGCGTAAAAAACAAGCCATTAGAACGACTCGAAGCAGAACTACCGGGCATAGTCGAGCACCGCTTCAATCAGTTGCAGACATTAGAAGCAATATTAGAATACTTAAACATTCAACTGAAAAAAGAAAAAGTTGGGCATTTTAAAAAGTACCTGATGCATTACCAGCGAAAGTTAAGCAGTCGTGAAGCCGAAAAGTTTGCCGAAGCTGAAGATAGTGTTGTACAATTGTCTTTGTTGATTAATGAAATTGCATTGATCCGAAATCAATACCTTGGTGTTATTAAAGGCCTTGAACACAAAGGATTTATGCTAGGACACATCACGAAATTGCGAGTAGCAGGTCTTGATGACGCAATGCTCCAATAATAGTTGATTATTCCATTTCTTTTATGTTACAATTTAGCTATAATCTGGTCATTAGGAGTTAATATGAATTTAGTAGAGTGTGCTCGGTGTTTTGCAATCGCTGCCCACGAATCAATCCAACAACGTCGAAAGTATACAGGCGAACCGTATTGGTACCGTTCGCAACGAGTAGCAGAACTAGTAGAATCTGTAAACGGAACACAAGAGCAGATTGCAGCAGCATGGTTGCATGATGTTGTTGAAGACACCGGAGTAACAATAGAAGTTATTCGCGACATGTTTGGCGAAACAGTTGCAGAATATGTTGATGATCTTACTAATGTAAGTAAGCCATCTGATGGTGACCGGGCAACAAGGAAAAACATCGATAAAGAGCATACAGCAACAGCTTCGCCAGAAGCAAAAACAATTAAACTGGCTGACGTAATCGACAATACAAACGATATTGTGTCACATGACTTGAAATTTGCTAAAGTGTATCTCAAAGAAAAGCTGGCATTACTTGAAGTTCTGAAGGAAGGAAACGAAGAACTTTACAAGCAAGCAGAAGAAGTTGCAAACGCAGACATTAAAAACTTAGGGCTGTAAATATCTAATTTTTTTAGATGTTGACCTTGCATCCGCAAGGCTGTATAATATAAAAATAAGGATTATAACGACAAGGATTAGTTGTGAAAACCTGCAAAATAATTATCTTTAATGAAGTTCAAATAAAATTCGAAGGATTATCTGTAATGACCCGTCGAAAGTTGGTAGATGAGGTCAAATTTTTCTTGCCTTATGCAAGGCATACTCCTGCATTTAAGCTAGGCCGGTGGGACGGGATGATTAGATTCTGTGATATCGGCGGCCGTACCTATCTTAATCTTCTAGAACGATTGTTACCCATTGTTATAAACGACGGATACACAGTTGAAGTTGAAGATTTGAGAGAAAAACACACATTAGAGTTTGAAAAAATCGACGAAAATACATACTCGCATGTTAAGTGGCCAGAAGGTCACACTGCAGAAGGTCAACCCATTGTTTTGCGAGATTACCAAGTTGACATTCTAAATATGTATTTTGAAAACCCGCAAAGTATTCAGCAAATATCAACGGGCGCCGGGAAGACTATATTGTGTGCAATACTTGCAGACAAAGCTAGTGCATACGGCCGCACAGTAATAATTGTTCCTAATAAAGATTTGGTAACACAAACAGAAGAAGATTTTTTAAATCTTAATTTAGATGTTGGTGTATACTTTGGCGACCGCAAAGAGCCAGGACGAACACATACAATCTGTACGTGGCAAAGTCTTGAAGCAATTAATAAAAAGTCAAGAGATGACCTGAAAAAATTAGTTGATAATGTCAAATGCGTTATTGTTGATGAATGCTTTGCACCAGGGACAAAAGTATTAACAACACAGGGATATATCGAAATTGAAAAGTTACGACCGGGCGACAAAGTAATTAACTATTCTGAAGAACACAACACATTTAAAGAAGATGTTGTTGTAAAGCTTCATAAAAATTTAACGCATAGTCAGTCAGAAGATATGTATAAAATTACGTTGTCTAATGGTTCGTCGATTAGAGCAACAGGCAACCATAAGTTTTTAACACAACACAAATGGATAAGAGTAGACGAACTACAAGTTGGCACCGAATTGATGTCGATAGGGGGTTTGCGAGTCGAAAAACTAGAAAAGATAGAATCGACTGACACAACTTATAATTTGCATATCCAAGAAGATCACAACTATGTCGTAGAAAATGTAGTTGTAGCAAACTGTCATGGAATTAAAGCAGATGTATTGAAAAAACATCTAAGTACAACATTTGCACATTGCCCGATGCGTTGGGCAATGACTGGAACAATCCCACGCGAAGAATACGAAAAACTTAGCTTAATATGTACTATTGGCCCAGTCATTAATAATGTTAAAGCAAAATCCTTACAAGACAAAGGTGTGTTGTCTAATCTTCACATCAATGTGTTGCAATATCAAGATTTCTCTGACATCTTTTCTTCTTATCAAACTGAATTAAGTTGGCTAACTACAAATAGAGATCGATTGAAAGCTATAAGCGAACACATTATAGAGCAGGCAAAAACAGGAAACACACTTGTATTAGTTGACAGAATACAAGCCGGCGAAACTTTGCAATCTTTAATTCCTGATTCGACTTTTATTTCAGGATCTCTTAAGTCAGCAGACAGAAAAGCTGAATATAAAGAAATTAATGAAGTTGATAATAAGGTAATTATTGCAACATATGGTGTTGCAGCAGTAGGAATTAATATTCCTCGCATATTTAACCTATACATGATTGAGCCCGGCAAGAGCTTTGTTCGTGTAATACAAACAATCGGCCGCGGAATTCGTAAGGCAAAAGATAAAGATTTTGTAAATGTGTTTGATGTGGCGTCGACATGCAAGTATTCGAAACGCCATTTGAGGGAAAGAAAGCGTTTTTATAAAGAACAAGAATACCCATTTACAGTTACAAAGATTAAATACTGAGGCACACATGATACATAAACAATCTATTATATTAAGTGATGAGTTTTTTAAAAATGCACTAGCTACTGCTAATATAGTAGCAATGCTGCCGGTTGTTAAGGTTGTTAATACTGAAGAAAATGTTGAGCTTATACTTGAACGAGAGTTTTGCGACATACATCATGTTTTAGATTTTTTGTTGTCATTAAAGAACGAAAACTTTGAAAATACTATAAAGGCATATATTGACGCTGTTAGTAATGTAAAAATGATGCCAGTGTTTAACAGCATAACTAAAGATCAATACGAAAATTGTGTTATGTTTTGCGTTGAACAAAGTTTATACGGTTGGCTATCAAACTATTTAAACAATTGCCACACCGGCTTGTATGACATTATACTGAACATAAATCGTGATAATGATAAAGGTATGGTATATTGTGTGTTGCACCACAACATTATAGAAACATTAAAAGAAGAGATTGTGTTCGAATGTGTAAAAGGCACCAAAGACGCAAAAAAATATGTTAATAAAAGGATGTCCAGCTTAATAAAAGAAGCAGCAAAACAAGGAGTATGTTTAAGTGAAATTGCTAACAATAAATAACACACCTTATAATTTAGATTGTGTGCCCGACGAAGTAGAATCAGTTGACGATTGCCTTCGTTATTGTGTCGTCGACACGTCAGACAAAAATTACATTGATTACTTTTTTGTCCCTCTTATATTTTTGGAATCTTTTTATGCACCAGCAATTGTGCTAAATATAAACGGACATAAAATAAAAATGCCGTTAGACTGGTCAATCTTGATATGCGACGAACACTTTAACGAAATGGATATTATGCCGCTGACGGAAATAAATGACAGAGGATTTAAAACAGTTGTGTATAATCCGTTAAAAAGCATGATGCCAATTCCAGTAGATGTTGAAATTGCTGATGTTTATACAAGTGTAAAATGGCACATGCCGAAGTTAAAATACGGACATTTATTGCCTGTGCCAATAGAAGACAAAGAAAAACCACTGTGTGCATATTTTGTTAGAGATGCGAACAAAGTATCAACACCGTTTGATCCTGCACATTTATTTGAATAAGGGTGTTACTTATGGCTAAGAAAGCAACAAAATCTAAATCGCCTATTAATATATTTGAATTAACAAAAGCCGCCGACACATGCGACACTGGCTTTTATAGTAGGCTATCTGACGATGCCAAAAAAGCATTTGTGCCATGGACCGCAATGATATGGGTTTCGTCAGTGAATGATAAAGGTCTCGCACCACATGTATTAGATTTAGTTAATGAATATGTAAACAAAAACTTTTCGTCATTAACTAAGCATCCAGAATTGCTTTGGAAACTAATGACAGTGCAAGGTGTTGGATCAACTTACAAACACATGTGGCCGGGCGTTCCAAAAGGAAAAAAGAAGTCCAAAATACAGAAATTTTTATCTTCTGTTTACCCAAGTTATAGCTTAGATGATCTTAAAATATTAGAACGATTAAATACAAAGGAAGATTTGATCCAATTAGCCAAAGAATACGGATATGATGATAAAGAAATTAAAGAGTTGTTCAAATAAGCCGCAAAGTGTTGTTGTTGTGACCGGCGGCTTCGATCCTGTTACGCCTGCCCATATATCTTTATTTCAAGAAGCTGCAAAACTTGGCGACATGTTAGTTGTATACGCAAACAGCGACGAGTGGCTTCGTCGCAAAAAACGAAAAGCATTTATGCCTGGTGAAGATCGTTGTAATATTTTATCGGCTATTGGGTGTGTTGACGAAGTTGTGTTAATGGAAAGTGACGACGATACTGACGACACGTCTGTCGCCGCCATCAAAGATGCATTGACACGACATAAAGACAGCAAGATAATATTTGCAAACGGTGGCGACCGAACAAAAAGCACCACGCCCGAACAAAAGCATTTCCTAGGTGTAGACAAAGTAGAGTTTGTATTTGGTGTAGGAGGGGCAGAAAAAACACATGCAAGCAGCGTGTATTTAAAAAACTGGACACAAGATTTGACAACTCGCCGCTGGGGGCATTATAATGTGTTGTATTATACACCAACATGCAAGGTAAAAGAGTTGGTGTTGAGTCCAGGCAGATTCATAAGCTTGCAAAAGCACTATCATAGAAAAGAATATTGGGTCATTGTCTCTGGGACAGCAGAAGTTGTCCTTAATGATACTACAAGCATAAAAATGCCCGGCGATATGGTGCGTGTCGATATTGAAGAAAAGCACAAAATAACAAACATTGGGCAAGACGAATTAAAGATAATTGAAGTACAACTAGGAAGTTATCTTGAAGAAGACGACATTGTGAGATATGAAAAAATTGACGAAGAAAGCGAAAAATAAGTGCAAGTTTTGTAACAAATCGTTTACACAAGAAAAAACTCTTGCAACACATTTATGCCCAAAGAAAAAGCGGTATAATGATAAAGACACTAAGTCGTCGCGGCTTGGGTTTTTGTTCTATCAGAAGTTTTATAAGTTAACAACACGAGCTAAAAAACCAAAAACATTCGAAGACTTTATAAACAGTCAATTATATTTGTCGTTTATTAAGTTTGGCCGGTATGCTGAAAGTCAACGCATAATTAATCCAGAAGCATTCTTAGAGTATTTAGTGAAAAACGGAATACCTATGAAAAAATGGACCGATATTGACGTATACTATGACTATTTGCATGAATTGATGAAAAAAGAACCGGTTGAAAAAGCAATTGAACGTTCTCTTGTTACTATGAGTAAATGGGCCGAAAAGAACGGCGAATCGTTTAGTGACTTTTTTAGAAAAGTTAATATAAATGAAGCAACATATATTATCACATCTGGAAGAATTAGTCCGTGGGTTTTGTACTTAGCAGATTCTGCAGAAGAACTGTTTTCAAAGCTAACTGAAGAACAAGGGAGAATGATTGCAAAAATAATTGATCCAGACATCTGGGCAGTGCGTTTTAAGATTAGAAAAAAAGATGTTGAATTTGTGCAATCTATACTAAAGGAAGCTAACCTATGACAGATCGAGCAGATATCGACATTGACGTATATGACCGAGACAAAGCACTGTCTATTGTAAAACATCACCTCGCCATGATGGACAAAAATGGTGAAAAAGTTAAGCACAATACGGGTGTGTATTTTCAAGACATTCCGTTTGACCCATTTACTAATATTTCGACCATAGAGTATAAAGAAGCAGATGAATTAGGGTATTTTAAAATAGACATACTCAATGTTCATCTTTATAAAGACGTTAAAGATGAAGAACACTTGTTGCGGCTGATAAACACAGAACCAAAATGGGAACTATTTGAAGATGAAGAAGTAGTTAAGCAGCTATTTCATATTGGTAATTATTTTAGCGTATGTAAAAAGTTTAAACCACGTAGTATAGAAGATCTTGCAATAATATTAGCATTAATAAGACCAAGCAAAAAGCACTTACAAGAATGCGATAAAGAAACAATTTTAAAAGAGATTTGGAAAAAGCCCGAAGATGGCAGTTATTATTTTAAAAAATCGCATTCTATTGCGTATGCAGTAGCAATTGTAGTACAGCTAAATTTGCTGTGCGGTGTTTAATTTTTAATTATAAGTTTTATTTGTCTTCTTTTAATTCGCTTAGTTAATAAATTATTTAGCGATGTAACTGGGCCAAATAGTATTTCTGTTTCTTTAAGCTTAAATGTTTGTAAGCATTCGCGGAACTGTGACATAGCTCCTTGCATAAAAATGTTTATCGGAAGTAATCGATTAGACTCATTCCACCACAAC